GTGCCATTCAAGGTAACAGCATCATACCGCGACAAATCCCTCGAAATCGGCGGACGTCGCTATGATTACAACTTCATCTGTTACGAAGGCAAGGAATACGATATTGTCGACCTTGAATCAGATTTATTGATGGATGATATCCTAGAAGAAATCCGAATCGGCTCTGACAACCCGCCACAACTTCCCTGCTTTGCAAGAAACCGCTATACAGGCGTCTTGTATTACTTCTACGAACCGTTTGGCTGTATCCATGCCACGCTAGGCTGGCCGGGTATTGATTTGCCGTCTATCTATGACGAACAATGGGAAATCATCCCGTTTGATAAAGTACCCGGCGCGATTGAACATGAAAACGCCTTAGTCATTGCTGGGCAAACCCGTGGCAACAGCGAATAAGATTTACCAAATCTTTACAGTAAAGGATATTGCATTTAAAGCAATATCCTTTTAATATATCCCCCGTGAAATGCTTATCCATAAAGGAAACCAAGAAATGCAAAACTATATTAGAACTGCTCTTGACCATATCCAAACCATGCGCCGCGTCGGACGCGACCATGCTTCGATTGCCGTTATCCCTGCAGAATACAGTATCGGGTATATCGCTGCCCGCATTGCCGCTGCAGGTTATACCGTAGCCGTAACCAAAACCCGTAATATTCATGTTGCATGGTAAGGGGGAATACCAATGATTGTAGATGCCCGCCTGATTAAATCGTTTCAGCAAAGCTGTATCAAGGATAAAGAGCGCGTTGTCGGCGATAGCATCAATGCCGACGACTGGACTAACATGGTAGTGGCTGCTCGCATCATGCATGCTGCCAAAACCAGTGATGTTTCTGGTTGTCGTATCGATATTCCATACTATATCGATGACGAAGCAGTCGCCGACATTTTAACTCAATCAGGTTATTTCGTCGAACGGGATAACGAAAATCAGATGACTATTGCGTGGTAATACCATAGCCTACCTCGTCCCCTTAATTGCAATCTGTGGCAATCTGTGCGCGAGCACAGGCCATATCTGAAAAGGATTGATTATGTTACTGCCCGCCAGTAAATTAAAAGAGTTTCAAAAGCAGCGCGAACACTACAAGCGCCAGTATGCCAATGAGCTTTATACGACTGAAGAATGGGTAGAAACCTTTGTTGCCGCTGCCATCTTTAAGATTGCCCGCAATTTTCCGACTACCATGTACATGCTGCTTGTGCCAAAATGCTTTAACGTAAAAGAAGTTCAAGCGGTATTGGAAGCCAAGGGCTACACAGTAACTCTTCTACCAAACAACCAAATCAAGATTGAATGGTAAATCATAGAAGCGCCACAGCGCATCACAGATTGCGACGAAGCATTAGGGGTAATACCCTAGCCTACCTCAACCCCTTCGTCGCAATCTGTGGCGATTGTGACCCCGAGAAACGCTATATTTGAAAATCGTGTATGATGTAAATCTCAATTATTAACTGAAAAGGAAATGTGATAATGGAAATCCAAGAACCCCAACAACTGAAATATGAAGACCAGCCATTGCTGTTCACTGCCAAACTGGCCAAGCAGTTCGGTAAAATCGACCCCAACACAGTGTTACCGCCCAACCTTTGGTGTCAGATGGTAGCCCTATCCAACATCAAACAAGTATCCTTAGCAGGCATTAACGCAATGGCTTTGACATTACCCAAAGAATACGACTCTCTTGAAATCCAAGGCATCTTCGTCGCTGCAGGCTACAAAGTAACGCTGGGCAAAGAGCGCCGTATGCTCATCCAATGGGGACGCTTGCCTGAAAGCGTTAATGACATGCTGTACCCGCCACAGAAAGATGCAGACGAATACTTTGGTTAATCAGGAAGACAATCATGATACCCTATGCCAGCCAAGTTAGATTTATCTACAAAACCAGACAAAAGCTTGATTACCTGCCTATCAGAAACAGTGAGTGGTATATCATGGTAGCCTTGGCCATTACTAAGGCAGTTAATCACAGAAAGACACTAGCCATTATTGAAGCGCCCATGGGTGTTGATGTGGTAGAAGCCAAAGAACATTTGCAGGGCGCTGGCTACCATGTATCTGTAGATGAATACCGCGTTTTCACGATTTCATGGGCTTAAGCCTTAGCAGAACCCCCCACGGAACTAAAACTCCGTGGCAGTTTTATTACTCCTTCCTCGAACCCGAAAGCTACGAAATGCTAAATCAGCCTAATCACAGGCCTATCCAAGCCCATCACAAACCAGTAAAACCATAATATACCAATCTAATCAGGTAGCCTTAAAAGAAACTGCTAAGGATTTAAAGTTCCTTAGCAGTTTTATTACTATGGCCTCGAACCCGAAAGCTACGAAATGCTAAAACTTGTTCTTTCAGCCAAGCCCACATAGTTTTTTGGATACCAGTTGCCGTTGATGTTTTCATTAAACCACCCTTCAGGCTGTTCTAGGATATTGAAGCCGAACTGGTATTTTACTTCAAGATAGTTCATATCCCGTTCTGTCGTACAAACAGCCAAGATTTCACGCTTGAAGGCATCAACGCCTTTTTCCTTGACCAAATCCTTCAAGGCCACACAAGACGACCAGTAATGCTTCCAATCTGATTCCTTGACTACCTTGGCACGTTTCCCGGCCTGTTTGCGCTTAAACCAAAATACCTTCTTGCCTAGATAGCGTCGCCCCGTTTCAAGCTCGATAATCAGGTAAACAAATCCGAATGCCTCTTCAGGCACAGTATCAAAAGGTTTTCCGTTAAACAGCCACGGGTTTAAGTAAGGCTTTTCCTTACCTCTTGCCATAAGGTTTCTCCACGATGGTTCGGGCTTCGCCACGGTTATCATCCAGCGTAGCCCAATATTTGTATGAAAAGGTGACCGTCACGTTTTGCACGGCATTGTTGCCGTAACTCAAATCAACACTTGCCAGCGTTAAGGGATAGGCTTCAATCAGTTTCACGCCGTAAGCGTCATTCCCTTCCCTATCCAATGCCCAGATATGCACATCCGATGTGAACTCCGAATAGAAGTTCAGGGTATTGTCGTGGATATTGACCACGGCATTTTGCCAAATATCGAAGTAGCGCCGCGTATTGAGCGTGCTGTCGGCATAAAAGGTCATTGTAACGGGGTTATACATCTGACTGTAGGGAACCCTATAAGGCATAACCATCTGCTTGTGTTCATAGCTCTGCAGCATCCTATCCGGGAACATGGCGCTGTGGCACATAATATTGATTGCGCCAGTGCCATTATACATGGATTGTGATTGTCGAATCCTACCCTGTTCTGATTGGTCGTTGGTAATCCTACCCGTATTGGGCACGCCTTTAGGCAGGTTAAACTCCATCCGGTATTTGTTAGGGATGGATATACCACGCTGCATTTCGCTGAACAGCTTCAGCACTGACATATCTGCTTTGGTCATTATTTGTATCTCCTAGCATCTTTCCAAACGGAAGAATCAGGGGCTTTCTTGAATTGCTGTGTCGGCAGGAAGGCCACTTCTTCCCAAAAGCTCGAATTTACGCGCATGATTTTTGACTGAACATGGCTGGCTAGGTATCGCTTAATGCAATGCTGAAAGAAGGGCACTTGCGACAGCCTAGTGAGCATCTTGTAGGATAGGTGCATGTAAGTTCGCTTGCCGTTACCGCCTGTTCTAATGGTCTTGCTATACTCCATCAACTTATCAAGCAGCTTTGCCCGCAAGATAGGCGGTAGGTAATGCAGGTTAAGGCCTAGCCAGCCATCCGCATACACGTTGATGCAGACAATCAGCGGGAAGGCATCCCAATAAGGCAGCTTCTCTTTGGTCTTGGCATCATAGACGTACTGATACATCCCACCGATATACATTTTCTGACGGCTGGATACCGCTGTGGCCACATTGCGTTCATCATGACTACCACCTGCATCACGCAGCTTGCCCAGATACCAGCGCAGGCTACTATCTGCTCGTTTCTTCAGACGGCCTTGTCTAGTAGCAATGCGAACTTTCTTTTCAATCGCATTCTTCTCTTCCGGCGCTGCAGCCGTAGAAGCTGTCTTGGGCTGCTTTGGCGCTGTCTTGGTCAGCTTGGGCTTGGCCGTTTTAGCTGCTGCAGCCTTGGCAGTCTTGACGGGCTTGGTATCCTTGGCAGTCCGTAAAGGCTTAGTGTCTTTCGCTGTACGCTTTGGTTTGGTATCCTTGGCAGTCTTAGCTTTGGTTTCTTTAGGTGCAGCTTTGGGCTTGGCCTTAACCGCCTTCTCGGCTTCCTTGGCCTTCTTGGATTTAATCGGGGCAACCCGTTTCAGTTTGGGTTTTTCCGGTTCTTTAACCGCTTTCGGCTTAGGCTGTGGCAAATCCATCCGCTTCAGTTTCACATGCGGTTTGGCCTTGTTAGGCTGCTTCAGCTTGATTTTCAGCTTTGGCTTCTTCACGCCTGCTACTTCATCTTTAATATCTGCCATATCATTAACATTCTATCTAAAATTCTAGAATTTCTAGGATTGTTGGTAACTGTTTGTGGGATAAGGATTTCTGTTCAACGGGGTATCGGTTGGTTGTTGAGGGGTCAACGCATCCGATGCTCAAAAATCATTAACATATTTCACGAATCCTGCATCCCCGCTATCTATCTGATATGTGAACCACACCTACTTACACTATCATGTATAGGCAGGCGTTTCTTGGGTAATATGCAGACTTATTGATTAATTGATTAACCAACAGAGGTTACACAAATTTACCAAGCTATCCCCGTAGTCCCTGCGGTTTTTTTCTTGTTACGATACTAGACGTATTCCTTCGTGTAGTATATTGATACTAGCATTGATGTCTCTATCATGATGACGCCCACAATTTTGGCATGTCCACTTTCTAATATAAAGTGGTTTTTTACCAGAAGCAAACCCACAATCTGAACAGATTTGAGATGAGGCGTACCACCGACTAATTTTTGATAGAGTTTTTCCGTACCAATCAGCCTTATATTCCAACATTCTAGCAAATTGATGCCAAGAAACGTCCCCAATAGCTTTAGCTAATTTCCGATTTTTCATGAGATTTTTACTTGATAAGTCCTCGATACAGATGATGTCGTGGTTCTTGACAATTTCTGTACTTATCTTATTAAGGAAATCTCGTCGTTTATTTGCTATCTGTTCATGGATTTTGGCGACTTTTAGACGTTGTTTTTGATAGTTTTTACTTTCAGACAGTTTTCTACTTGATTTTTGGGCAACTAATGCCCTGCGTGATAATATTTTCTGCTCTTTAACCAGTTTCTTTGACAGTTGTTTTAAAAAACGCTTGTTATCAATTTTCTCTTCTGTTGAAAGAACGGCAAAATAAGAAATCCCAAGGTCAATCCCTACATTAGCCCCTGTTTTTGGAAGGGGGGCAATTTCACTTTCACATAAAATCGAAACGTAATACTTCCCCGACGCTGTCATTGATATAGTCGCGCTTTTGATAATACCAGTGACCTTACGGTGGATTTTGACTTTGACCCAACCAATTTTAGGCAATTTGATGGCATTGTTGTCGAGGGCAATACTATCTTTTTGGTTATTGGTCTTGTAAGATTGATGATGGCGTTTTTTCTTGAATTTTGGGAAACCGAAACCAGATTGAAAGAAAGATTTATACGCTTTTTGAAGATTGAGCTGAACATTCGCTAATGCTAGACTATCGACCTCTTTTAACCAAGGAAAATCTTTTTTATATTGTGCAGGCGTATTATTTAAAATTTTTCCAGTTTCTTCATAATACTTGATTTTGTCAGCTAACATCATATTCCAAATAGCTCGTGAAGAGCCAAATGTCTTGGCAAACATAATTTTCTGCTCTTGGTTGGGATATAACCTAAATTTATAAGATTTTTGTTTAATAGTCATTTTTTCTACTCTGTTTTTGATATAACTATTTAGAATGTTCTATAATTCAATCTGATAAATAACATCAGGGCAGGGTCTACTTGTAGATTTTGGTAAATATTTGTGGTTAACAAACGCACATACTTCCAAAGAAAATTCCGCTTCTATAAAAAGGAAGTAAATTTACTACATATCATTATATATCATTATAGGATACTACCAATGGCAGTCAATCCATTTTTTGACAGGCTGGAAACGCATAATGAACAAGCACTGTTTGCCGACCTAGTCGACGAAGACATCCAAATCAGCGGCTTTGACGTAACCTACATCCACCGCAGCGAGTTTGCAGTCGACGAAATCTTTACCGAAGCCAAGGCATCCAAGTTCAAAGACTCTTTTGTTATTGAAGCCAGTATCAGCGACAATGTAACAGGCTGGCAGGGCACAAATGAGTTCATGAACCAGTTTGGCCTGAATATCGATAACACGGGCAGCATCAAGATTTCTCAACGTCGCTGGCAGGAAGCACAGGCCGAACGGGCATCCCAAGGCCTGAAGGTATTGGAGCGCCCGCTGGAAGGCGACTTGGTTTACTTTGGTTATGGCCACGCTACCTTTACCAATAATCTGTTCATCATCAACCACGTTGATTTTGCAGACACCAACTGGCAGCATGGCCGGGCTTTCCTGTATCGCCTGCAGGTAACTAATTACACGCCGAACTATAACGAGAAAATCGAAACGCCGATATTTGACAGTATTCCCGAGCTTACAGAACAGTTTGCCGCGATGGATTACTACAATGACTTGGCCACACAGAACCAAGAAGTCCAAGACAAGGCCGATACCATTGTTAAGTTCGACGAGAAGAATCCGTTTGGAGGAACCTAATGCACACCGCCTTAACAACCCCCTTCTATCACGAAACCATTAAGCGGGTAGTCGTGATATTTGGCACAGTCTTTAACAGCCTGCATGTAATCGATGATTTCGGCCAGACCCGCAAAGTGCCGCTGTACTATGCTGCTAGAGACAAGTTCGTCAATTTCCAGCAAGAACGCCCCGACTTGTATAACATCAAGACAGAGCAATCCCTGCCTAGGATGGCGTATTACATGACGGGTATTGCCTATGCCCCGCAAAGGATGACGGATAAGCGCCAGCGCTTGGAAAGCCACGATACCAAGACTGTTCAGTTTAACCGCGTGCCCTACGACTTTACTTTTGAACTGTATGTAAAGACCCTGCGCTTTGAAGAAAGCCTGAAGGTAGTCGAGCAAATCCTGCCTTTGTTCAAGCCCAGTTTTAACGTAACAGCCGATGATGTAGACGGCATGGGCTTTCGCAATGACTATACCATCACGCTCAACAGCTCCGGTTATGAAGATACATGGGAAGGCGAATACAGCCAGCCCCGTTCGGTATTGTGGACATTATCCTTTACCGTGCAAGGCTATCTGTACAGCCCGAATGAAATGGCCAACCGCATTAAGGAAACCATCCTGCATCTTGGTGTTACTGATTACAGCAAAATCTACGAAACCCTGACGGCCGAAGTGATACCAAGGGAAGCCAACAAAACTGACCCACACAGGATTGAAGAACATATTATCAAGGTAGACCCCGATGAGTAACTACGTCGACCCCATTTCCAAATCGCTAAACGCGGCCACGCCGATTGCCCCGCCCGCCCCGGTAGTGAAAGAACATACTGAAGAAGCGGATTTCATGAGCAAGGTTCAGGCCTTCCGCAATCAGATGGCTACCAATGCCACGCTGGATTACAAGGATGCCCGCCACAATATCCGCCTGCTTATACAGGGCGCGATGGATGCCTTTCCGGATGTTGTGGGTGCAGTCGAAGAAACAAGGAGCGACAAGGCCATCATTGCTTTAAACGGCTTCCTGAAGACTGTTACCGAGATGAATCAGCTTCTAGTTTCCCTTAACGCATCCGTAACCAAAGAACAGAGAACCACGCAGCAGCCCAATATCCAAGCGCAGACGGCCAACGTTGTTATCCAAGCCGATACATCCGATGCCTATCAGGCTGCCGTGGAAAGCCCTCAAAGTAGATTTAATATAGGCCACGACGATGATTAAAGACGGCCAAATCGACAAGAAAAACCTGTGCTACATGAACCAGCGCAATTTGAAACGCGCCGGGGTATTGATACCGCTTACCAAGGCACAGGATACCGAACTTAAGAAATGCGCTAAAGACATCCTGTACTTTGTCGCCAACTATGTGAAAATCCTAGATTTGGATGGCGGGTTTACCCTGTTCAAGATGCGGGATTATCAGAAAGAGTTCATTTCTACCTGCTACAGCAACCGCTTTGTTATTTCCATGATGGCTAGGCAGATGGGCAAAACCACGACAGTCGTGGCCTACCTGCTCCACCAAGCATTGACCCGTAGGGATATACGCATTGCCATCCTATCCAACAAAGCGGATTCGAGCCTTGACGTAATTGATAGGCTGAAACGCGCCTACGAAGCCTTGCCGTGGTATATGCAGGTTGGCGTGAAAGAGTGGAACAAGTACAGTATCGAACTCGGCAATGGCTCAAAGGTAGTGGCAGCCGCGACATCTTCGTCATCCATCCGTGGCCGTAGTTTTCACATTGTTTACTTGGATGAGTTTGCCCACGTCGAAAATGATGTGGCCTTCTATACTTCTACCTATCCGGTAATTTCATCCGGTAAAACCACGCAGGTTATCATTACCAGCACGCCTAATGGCATGAACCTGTTCTACAAGCTGTGGACGGAAGCCGAGGAAAGACGCAATAAGTTTATTCCGCTGCTCTACGATTACACGCATAATCCCAACTACGACGAAGAATGGCTGGCCGACACGAAATCCAATATGACGCCGCAAGAGTTCGCACAGGAATTCGAATGCGCCTTCTTGGGTTCGGCTGCCACGCTGTTATCCGGACCGACATTGCGCCGCTTGGCCATTAAAACGCCGCTGCCAGAATTTACTTCAGACAAGATTAGCGTGTATGAAGAACCCAAGCCTGACCATGTCTATGTGGCCATTGCCGATGTGGCCGAAGGCACAGGCAACGACAGCAGCGTAGTATCAGTCTTCGATGTTACCGCTATGCCCTACAGGCACGTGGCAGTCTACCGCAATAACCTGATAACCCCGCTGCCGTTTGCCGACGAGGTATTCAAGATTGCCAAGGCCTATAATGACGCATGGCTGGCCGTTGAAACCAACAGCATAGGCAACGGCGTGGCGCAGACCCTATGGATGGATTACGAGTATGAAAACCTGATTTGCTATGACGCCACTAAAGGCGATATACGTTTCAGCCCGCAGAACTTGGGAATCCGCACAACAAAGAAAACGAAGTCTATAGGCTGCAGCAATTTGAAGACGCTTATGGAAACGCAATGCCTGATAACCAATGATGCCGCTGCCATTACCGAACTGACTACCTTTGTGAAGAAGGGAAGCAGTTATCAGGCAGACAATAACAAGCATGATGATGTTGTGATGACGCTGGTATTGTTTGCCCTGCTGACAACCACGCCCTACTTCAGGGATAGTTTTAACGATGCACCAAAAGCCATACGCAATCTAAGCGCTCAAGCGATGGATGAAGAACCCCTGTTCATGTTTGTGGTCAACGGGATTGACCAAGACGATACTTGGAATGATTCTTCAGGCGTGTATTACGTTTGATACGCGCCAATGCGAAAACGCCCAGTAGGGCGTTTTTTGTTTGAGGTAGGCTAGGGTATTACCTAACCCCTTCGTCGCAATCTGTGGCGATTGTGAAGCGACTGTGGGGTATTAGAAGAAATCGGCCACAGTATTACATGCTTTATCTTGGTATTGATGGGTATCGATTAAATCCAGTATTTCGCCAGTATCGATGTCATGCAATACATTGTTAAGCAGTTTATACCGCTCAACTTCTTCTTTGGGCGTATAAACATTCAACAATTCTTCGTCTGTAACCGGATTAACCGACGAATTCTCTTCGGCTACAGACTTGCGCAATATCCGCAATACTTGGTTTTGGTAGGCATCTGCAGGCAGGGCTTCAAATCCCCACTTATCTAGCAAATAGGCATCCATGCAGCATTTCCAGCATGACAGACAGCGGTTTGGCGGAATGTCCATGTTGTACTTGCCTGCCATAGTTTCGCGAACCTTGTTTCTATGCCTATCTGGTATCAGGCAGGATTGCGTATGTTTAACCCAATCCATGTGCTTGTGATAAAGATAGGCCTTGGCATGATGTGTGGTTCTAAACGGCGATGTGATATAGCGCAAAGCGGGAAAGGTAGCCTTAACCGCCTTCACAAAAGCCTTGATGATTTAGTCAGAATCCGATAGGTTGAGCTTGGGATTGGCAATAGCCAGCGAATCGCTACGAAAACAGCCAAGGCTGAAAATGTGATAATTATTGGCTATCATGTAATCAATCATCATGGCCATAATCAATTAGTCTTTCACGACAGACTCGCTGGTAGGCGAATCATATTCGCATTTGCCCGCATACGCGATTTTATGGCTTATCAGCTTCAGCCCGGTTTTATCGGCAAATTGTTCAGCCACCATCTGTTCTACCGGATACGACGCATTAAACCCCTTGGCGCGGTATAACTGACAGGCAATATGGTTGTCGATAAAATAGGCAGCCGTGGCAGCGCTATCTTTACCGCCGCTGAAACCAAGGATAACGGTTTTATTGTCGTTACGCAGTTCAACGCGTGGCAGTTCAATACAGTAATCTTTTTCGCAGCAAGGTTGTCCGCAGGCCGTATAGATTAAGTCTAGGTATTCATCCCATGCTGCATTAGGCACTTTCAGCGTTCTAGGAAACGGTATAACAGACAATTCTTGATACAAATAAAACATGTAATCTGTATATGCGCCGTATCCATAGCTCTGCGGTTTAACGGTAATCACTTGAAATCCCCTGTGTGGAAAAATGAGCTATTCTAGCATAATCAATAAATAACTTATAACTAATTTCCAAATCCGATTTAATTTACCGAGGACAAAACCATGAGTAGAGCACCGGGTGTTTTAATCCGCGAAATCGACCTTACTGGCAGCGTGCCTGCCGTCGGCACTTCCGCCGGGGCAACTGTAGGCGACTTCACTTGGGGCGCAGCCTATCAGCGCGTGCGCGTATCTGATGACAACGAACTGGCTGCCACTTTCGGCAAACCTACCGACCGCAATTATGTGTCTTGGCTGTCGGCCAAATCCTTTTTGGCTTATACCGGGATGTTGTATATTGTGCGCGTGGTAGATAGCACTGCCAAGAATGCCACCGGCGACGGCGCAGGCTTGCTGATTAAAAACCAGCAGGAGTTCAACGCTGTGAACGACGACACCGGCACTCACGCGGCCAAGCTGTTTGCTGCCCGTTATGCAGGCGCATTGGGCAACAGTATCGCCATTTCCATTGCCGATGCCAAAAACTTTAAGAAATGGGAATATGCCGACGAGTTCGACGCTGCCCCTGCTACTTCAGAACACGCCGCATCCGTAGGCGCGAAATATGACGAAGTACACGTTGTCGTTATTGACAAGCTTGGCCTGTTCACCGGTGTGGTTGGCGCAATCTTGGAAACCTACCCCTTCCTATCCAAAGCCCGCGATGCCAAAGGCCTTGACGGCGCTCCCATCTACTATGCCGCTGTGCTGAACGAGCAATCCAAATACGTTTACTTCTTCGGCCATCCGATTACTGCCAACTATCACGATAACACCGGCGATTACACCGATGCTACCGACGCATGGGGCAGCAAACTGGTAGTCAACGGCGAAGCCAAGAAATTTAAAGTCCTGAAGAAACAGGATGATGATAACCACCACGGCTATTACACCAAGCTGGAAGGCGGTAATGATGGCGGTATCCCGGATGCGCAGGAAATCATCCAAGGCTGGAATGAATTTAAATCCACCGAGGAAATCGACGTAGGCATCCTGATTACAGGCAATGCAGGCGGTAAGACTTCACACAAAACCGTTTGCCAGCACGTGATTGACAATATCTGCGAGCGCCGCAAAGATTGCGTGGTAACAATCAGCCCGCAGCTTGAAGATGTATTGAACAAAACCCAATCCGATGCAACCGACAAGATTGTGGCAACCCGTAACGGCTTGAATCGTTCTTCCAACTATGCCATCTTTGACAGCGGCTGGAAGATGATGTATGACGTGCATAACGACAAATACCGCTGGGTTCCGCTGAATGGCGATATTGCCGGGTTGATGGCTTTGACAGAGAACCAGTACGATGCTTGGTGGTCACCCGCAGGTTACAATCGCGGCAAACTGCGCAATGTGGTTTCGCTGGCCTTCAATCCTTCCGAAGACAGCCGCACCGTATTGTACAAAAACCAAGTCAACAGCGTGGTTACATTTACCAACGACGGGACTATCCTGTACGGCGATAAAACCATGCAGGCCAAGACTTCGGCCTTCCAGTACATCAACGTTCGACGCCTGTTTATCACTTTGGAAAAAGCGATTGGCAAGGCCAGCAAGTATCAGTTGTTCGAATTTAACGATTCTATAACTCGCGCCCTCTTCCGTAACATGGTAGAACCGTATTTGCGCGAAGTACAAGGCCGTCGCGGTATATATTCATACAGAATTTTGTGCGATGAATCCAATAACACGCCGGAAGTTATTGACCGTGGTGAATTTGTTGGCAGTATATTCATCAAGCCCTCGCGTTCAATTCAAACAATAATTTTGAACTTCGTCGCCGTAAGAACTGGGGTTGAGTTCAGCGAAGTCGTTGGCCAGAAGTTTTAATCATCTGCAGTAATGCTAAAGCCCGCTTAATGCGGGCTTTTATTTCTTTCCATCCCATGCTACAATCACATCCACGGTTTTCCAATCTGTTCAAGATTGTTCGCCTTGAAAAGGAAATGTTGGTTATCCACGGCTTCAAGGCCGACACCTAGTTACCACATGGCTTCAAGGGCAAGCTTGTCCAGTTATTGAGGAAATACTATGTTATAAAACCTAACTTTTAGGTGGTATAGGACTTGACGCGGCTTATGGCCTACTTGCTTTTCCCATAACCCAACTGTATAATATACTGAAATCGTATTTCAACCATTGCCAAAATGAAACTCCATAAAGCCTTCAAGTTTGAATTAATACCTAATGGTGAGCAAATCCGCAAGATGAAACAGTTTTGCGGTTGTTCACGTTTTGTGTTAAACAGGGCTTTGGCTTATCAAAATGAGCAGTATGAAGCAGACAAATCATTTAGATTCAGCTATGTCAAAATGTCAAGTTTGCTTCCTGAATGGAAACGTGAATTACCTTGGCTAAAAGATTGCAATGCCCAAGTGCTTCAGCAATCTTTGAAAGATTTGGAAAGTTCGTTTAGAAACTTCTTCGCCAAACGTGCAGATTTCCCGAAATTTAAACGCAAAGGCGATAAAGATAGTTTCAGATTTCCACAAGGTTGTAAACTTGAACAACACAATAACCGCATCTACCTACCAAAAATAGGTTGGGTGCGTTATCGTAACAGTCGTGATGTGATTGGGGAAACCAAGAATGTTACCGTTAGTCATAAGTGCGGTAAGTGGTATGTTTCCATCCAAACTGAGTTTGAACATGACCCTCCTACCCCCAAAGGCGGAGAAATCGGTATTGATATGGGGATTGTACGATTTGCTACCTTATCCACTGGTGAATATTTTGAGCCGTTGAATGCCTTTAAGACTTATAAAGGTAAATTAACAAAACTACAGAAACGTTTGAAAAATAAAACCAAAGGCAGCAACAATTGGCTGAAACTAAAAGCCAAGATTGCTAAGTTACATCATAAAATCGCCAACTGTCGTAAAGACTACTTACACAAAATCTCCAACAAGATAAGCAAAAACCACGCTATTGTTTATGTTGAGGATTTAAAAGTAGCCAATATGTCTAAATCAGCTAGGGGCACACTAGAAGAACCCGGTAAAAACGTCAAACAGAAATCAGGTTTAAATCGAGCTATCCTAGACCAAGCTTGGTACGAGTTTAGACGGCAGTTGACGTATAAATTGGCTTGGAATGGCGGATATTTGATTGCCGTTCCACCACAAAATACCAGTAGAACCTGCCCGTGCTGTGGCCATACCGCAAAGGAAAACCGCCGAACACAGGCCGTCTTTGAATGTATCGACTGTGGCTATACAGAAAATGCTGATTTGGTAGGCGCAATTAATGTATTGAACCGTGGACAGGTTATTTTAGCCGTCTAAATATTAATCAGGGCAGGGCATGCCCATAGAGCTTGTGAAGTGAACCGTGAAGTAATACGGTCAGCAGCAAGAACCCACTGAGAGTAAACCTATGGAAACATGGGTTACTAGTAGGAATCTCTATCCTTCGGGATGGGGAGGACACCACAGGAGTTAGATTATGGCTTCATCCACTACAGGTGATTGGCTTTACAACAAACAATTGAAACATCTGCTTAAAGGCGAAAGCTGGACACCCCCGACCACGGTCTATATGGCCTTGTTTACCACTGTTCCTCAATTGAACGGTTCTGGCGGGGTAGAAGTTTCCAAATCCGGCACAGGCTATGCTCGCGTGGCTATCCAGCAGGGCACAGGTTGGTCAGGACCGAGCGGCAGTAACCAAGAGTATTCGAATACCGCTGATATTGTGTTTGGCGTGCCTACGGGTAATTGGGGCACTGTGCAAGGGGTAGGGCTATATACAAGCGCCGACGGCGGTGACTTGCTGTTTACAGGCTATATGGCAACTGCCAAGACTGTTACTGCAGGCGATGGCGCTCCCAAAATCCTCGCCGGGCAATATCGTATCAGTAGAGCTACATGTTGATATAAATCCCGTGCTAATCAAACCCGATACTTGCAATACAGTATCGGGTTTGATATATACACCTGATTGTCCACAAACTATACCCCAACTATGACACATTCAACAAAACGCTTAACCAAAGAACAGTTTGTAGCCAAGGCGCAGGCTGTACATGGCAACAGATATGATTACACAGATAGCGTGTATCACAGCATACGCAGTAAAATCAAAATCCGCTGCCGTATCCACGGCGAGTTTGAACAAACTACCAAATTGCATCTGAAAGGCAGGGGATGCCCAAAATGCAAAGGGCAAAATGCAGCGCTCAAATTACGCATGCCATCTGATGAAGTATTGCGCCAAATGAAGGCCAAGCACGGCGACAAGTATGATTACAGTAAGGCCGTGATTAAAGGTAAAAAGATACACAAGATAGAAATCATCTGTCCTAAACACGGCACGTTTTGGCAGACTCCTTCTATGCACATATCTGGTCAAGGCTGCCCTGAATGCGGTTTGGATGTTTTACGAACGCATTTAGTCTTATCCCAAGAAGAATTTTTGAAACGCGCCAAAGACAAGCACGGCGACAAGTATGATTACAGTAAGGCGGTTTATACCCGTTCGCATGAAGATGTGACGATTATCTGCCCTACACATGGCGTGTTTACACAACCCGCTTACTACCATTTATCAGGTTCGGGCTGCTCAAAATGCGCCCATCAAGAATCCAAAATCAGCAAGTGGGAATATCGCCTGCTTGAAGGATTGGAAGGTTTCGAACTATCTGATAGGAAGGTTTTGCAAGATACCGGAAAAGGCCGTCGGGAAATTGATTTGGTTAATCATGAACACAAGCTTGGGATTGAAGTCGACGGCCTGTACTGGCATTGTAGTTTATATCACCCCCGCCTTGGGCATCTGAAGAAAACGGAAGACATGGAACGACTTGGTTATCGCTTGCTGCATATATGGGATTATGAAGTCGAAGAGAAATATGATTTGGTATTATCCATGATACGCGCCAAGCTTGGACAATTCACCCACAGGCTTCACGCCCGGCAATGTACTGTGCAAGAAATCCCGTTCGATGTGCACAAGGACTTCACTGAAGCAAATCATTTGCAAGGCAGTAGCGCAGCCAAGGTTAGATTGGGTTTGTATCATCAAGGTAAACTTGTAGCTGTAATGTCATTTGCCAAACCACGGTTTGATAAAACTGCAGATTGGGAACTGATTCGCTTTTGCTGCTTACAAGGTTACCATGTGGCAGGCGGGGCATCTAAGTTGTTTACAGCGTTTAAGCGATTGTATGGCCAGCAAGGGCAGACAGTGATTTCCTATGCCAACCGTCGTTTCAGCGATGGCGGGCTTTACCGCCAGCTTGGATTTGAGTTAATCGGCAAATCACAGCCAAATTACTTTTACTATCGGGTACGTGGCGGAGAAAGAATACCCCGTTATCAAGCGATGAAGCATAAATTGAAAGATTGGCTACCAGAGTTCGACGAAGCGTTGTCTGAAGAAGAAAATATGGCCAGCAATAATTATTATCGCTGCTATGATTGCGGAAACCTGATTTATCGGGTTACATTGTAATCCTCGCAGGGCAATACTTTTATTTTTCTTCAACAACTGCTACAATCCCACCCAGTTATCAACCCGAAAGGAACTACAATGGCCTTAATTTCTGATGATTGCAAAAATCCCGTCTTGAAAACAACCTACCCTGTCGATTCTGATTTGACAACCCGCGAACTGATTGACAAGTTTGTACAGGTTGCCCAAAAGGCATCCGCGCCCAAAGACATGTTTAAGATTGCCAAGCTGCAGCGCCAAATCTACCGCAAAGGCTACCTGATTGAAATTGTCTATCTGCTTGGCACGCGCTGGGCGTTTTGGCTTTACCTGCATGCCTTCAACAAACCCGAAAAGCCTGTGCAGGTTTTGAAGTTCGACGTCGAAGAAGGCCAATCATGAACACGGATTTGCTAACCCTGATAGAGCGTCATAGTTACTTGGTATCGCATCCCCGGTTTTCCAATCTGTTCAAGATTGTTAGATTAGAGAAGGAAATGCTGGTTATCCACGGCTTCAAGGCCGATACCGAGTTGCCATATGGCTTCATGGGCAAACTTGTTCAATTTTTGAGGAAATACTATGCGCATGTCTAAAGAGTGGATTCAGGAAAACCTGATGGTGCGCTCCGACGGGGCGCTTTGTTATCACGCCTATAACCGCTTAACCGCTGAACAGAAAGCCGAGCTGCAGGCTGCCTTCCCATTGTACACGAACCGCCGTGATATTATCCAAGCATGGCTGCATGGGGATTACAACCGCTGCAGGCATTGCGGGAAGCCGATTACATATGACCAGCAAACCCGCTATGACTACCAATCAGGCGTGAAGGTTATGCGACGCAAGAAATATTGCAGCGCCCGCTGCATGTATGCCGGGCTATACGGTAATACCAAAGAAGCCATCCAACGAACGACCCGTAAGGATAACTTGAGCTCGTGGCTGTATGGCGGGTAAATTAGCAAATCTTTACTAAGAACGATATTGCTTTAAATGCAATATCGTTTTATTATGGTTCTGTATTTTGAAGAAAGGATGTGTTTATGCACAAACTCAATTTGACTGACATCTTTAATAACCGCCTGACAATCGAAGGCGGAAATACCTTAACCATCTATCCCGATGCTGCAGGTTTCATGGCCACGGGTTTTACCTTGGGCTGGCAGGAAGCCAAGGCTTTAAGCGATTACCTGAAAACCTGCAGCGAGTACCTGCATCTATCAGAAGTGATTGAGCGCCTGAAGGCTTCCTATCCCGATATGCTGATTTGGCAACTGCCTACGCCTTTGCTGATTGACGCATACTATGCCCGCGATAATGCTGTTCAGTTGGTTGCCGATGGCGTAGTACAGGAAATCGTGAAACTGGTTCAGCAAGAACTGGCCAATGAAGGAGCGTCAAATGCTGCCGAATGA